GAAACTCTTAACTTATGACCCCATGCGTATTCCTTATTAGATTTCTTAACAACTTCTTTTAATCTTAATAAAGCTGGATCTTCTCTGTTAGTCACAGTAAACTTATAACCGCTGAAAGGTGATCTTTCTTTAGTCCATCTTGCTAATGCTGTATCTGATTTCTTCATACTGTTTCCTCTTCTCTTTTGTTGTTCATCCATTCCTGTAAACACGAAACGGCATCTTTCTTTTCTAAATTAAAATCATCTACTAGATAAGTACAGGCTCCGAACATGTTACATTCGCCACTTGCTCGAAGTTCGTCAAGAAATTGAAAACATTCTTTCTTGTAGGCTTTGGTAAGATTTCTAGGCATTTAAGGCTCCTGCTTCATATTGACGATCTATTTTCTTCTGATCGTTTTCACTTAAATCTTGGTACCTCACATATTTTGCTATAGGTACATCAACTAAACTAAATAGTCCACCTAATCTTCCCCATTCATCAACAGGATAAGTCATTGATTTATAAGGGACTTTTGAAGTTTTATCTGATTGTTCAGTCATTTGATTCCTCTATTGCTAAACGTTTTTGTTCATCAACGATAAGTTCTTTCAGATACCATTGAGCTTTCTTAAGATCATTTATTGATTGACCTTTTGCACGGTAACGCCAGATGTATTTCATGATGTTACCTTGTAGGTAGCCTTGATACTCTGCACCACAGGCAGACTTAATTGCCTCAATACACTCAACATCTCCTTGCTTGTAATGAGGTGGACTGTTGACAAGCAACTCGTCTATGGTCATAAAGTCTTTTGCTAATTTATCACCTATTTTCATACATCTATTCCTTTTGCGTTATAAACTTCTTTAACTTGATAACAAGCTGCTTCATATATATCAACATAGTTATCATTTAAAGTTTCTTTAGAAACCCCTTTTTCTTTAAGCATTTCTATTATTTCAGTTGCAAGTTTAATACAAGTTTCATCAAATGCGTCTTTACAAAGTCTCATCATTTTATTTGCATGCATAGTAATATACTTGGATCTTCCTCTCTTTAAGATTTCTTCTAAGGCTTTCTCTATTTCTACATGAAATTTAGAATGGCCTTGGTTTTCTACTCTTAAGATACCTTCTCTGAGCAGCGCAAAAGCGGTTTGATAGGCTTCTAAAGCTGCTGCATTATTGTCTTTACTAGCTTCTTCCATGAGACGGTCGAGTTCGTCAGTAGTTTTCTTCATGGCTATTCTGACAGCTGGGAAATATACTAAATTACGATTCATGCGTTATCTCCTTTTGTCATGAATTTACTTGTAGTACAATGGGAAGAAATAGATTTGTACTTTGGTAATAAATTGGTTGCGTCTTTATGCATCGTAATAGTACGATAAAGACAATTATCTATTGTATTATAAGGTCCCCAATTATCTGAAATATAATAACAATCAGAATTGAGAGAGCATATTAGAATTATTGCATGAATCATAGTAAACTCCTATTAGCACAATAATACGGTTAATGACGGTGTTTCTTTTTAAACTCCCGGTCCTTCTGACACTCGTTGACTAGTACAAACGTACGCCAACAAGCACCACAAGGACCAAGAGCAGGAGGATTGTTATGGTAAACATTAGTGTCTTTCTTGAAGCACAATGAGGCCGATTATTACGACCCCAAGGACTATAAAGAACGAGACAGACATTAGAATGGCAACTCTTGTTCTTCAGCTTTTGCTTCAGCAGGTGCTTCACCGACGACTTCAAATCCAGCAGTTGGCGTATACTCTACGAGCTCTACGACTTGCACTGCAGTAAGCGAAGTGGCTACACCTTTGCGACCAGGTGCTTCGTACTCATACTGCCATAAGTTGACATTAACTTTGGATCCGTTACCAATGTTATTGCCCTCTAAAGGCTGTAACTTAGAGTCTACGATTTTCACTGGTGCGTTAGGGTTGCCGTCGGCTTTAATACCTTTGCGCTTCAGGTTAACGTTGAAGGTCTTTTCGTCTTCTTTATCTTGCTTGACGTTGAGACCTAGATCTTTAAGCTCTTGAACTTTGTCAGCATCAGAAGTCTGAATCACCATTTCCCATTGCTTAGAACCGAATGGGTTAACGGGTGCGTCAGTACCTGAGATACGACAAAACTTAGCTGTAAGATTTTTTAAGATTATAGAACGAGGATATGTACTCACGAGAAACTCCTTTATAGTTGGTTAAAAGATAATATATTATTAGCAGCGCGTGTTTATCACGCGCCACTAAGACTCATTAAATGTTGCATAAAGAACACAACATCTTCCCAAAAGATAGGAATAAAGAATATAATAATTACTAACAAACATGCTAATAAGATACCATTAATGATATCCACACATAGCAGTACAGTGTCTAGAAATGATAACATGATATACCTTTCAAATTAATATTATTAGCAGCGAGAGTTTATCTCTCGCTCCCTATGTGGCCATACTGTACCCTTTAGCCAGGTGGCCTTTGAGAGACACCTGACTACCATGAAAATCATCCAATTGGCATACTCTTAGTATATATAGAGGTATACAGGGCCCCGCAACCCCTTCCTCTAATAGGGGACAGTGGGATTTTTCACTGAAAACTTCCGGATTCTACAGGCCGCGCAGACGGTTATACACCCAAATGATTAGTCGGTCGGTATAAGTCCGGTTCTTTTGTAAAAAAGAGGGCCCTTTATGGGCCCTCCCTTCGTACAATCTTTAACACATAGACCTATGTCTACAATAATGATCTACACTCAGATCATTAGAGACAATGTTGATCACTTCATCAACACCTAAGGCTATGTTATACACTGAAAGTGCGTAGTCAAATATCTCTTCATGGGTCATAATGATCCTCCTATTTTTGAGAGATTAAAATATTATTAGAGAGGGCACTTTATGTGCCCTCCCCTTTAACCTTTAATGTGGAACGTAGAGACACCAGCAGCCTTAGATATTGCTATCATTCCAGCTGTACCGACACCACCAAAGAATCCTACCACATAGTCAGGCTCTTGGTCTAGCATGATCCTGTTACGCATCATACCAGCACTTTTACCGTAAGACTTCCAGTCTGCCGCATACCTTGCCCACAATACACCACGTTCTTTGGCATAATCGTTAGCTAAGGTATCAGCACCTGCTGCCTTACCATCAATGATGAGACCTACATCTTCATCATGATTTTCCTGAAGCCAAAGCCTGAACGAGTCAAGCTTCTTCTTCAAGAAATCGTAGTCTGTGAAATCACGACCTCCACATACCACGACTTTAACCCTTTTCGGATTAATGCAAACCATACAAACCTCCTTGTTTTGGTTAATGTTTACTATTGTTCCTTTGAAAACGTGATCCCCTTGTGTTGGCTATAGCCTAATGTCTCTGCACTAGGACACCAACGGGGATCACTACGATCTCTTTGTGTTGGCTATAGCCTAATGTCATAACACTAGGACACCAACAGAGATCATCTGAAATTATTATGAGAGAAGGCACTTTATGTGCCTTCCCCCGGATAAGTATCATCCAAACGGCTCCTTAGCCGATGGGTGATCTACCGGGATCGATGCCATATAGACATCGCCCAGGTTAGGCAATTGCCAGACTTCGGAGCAGAATTTATCGTACTCCTTCTCGTCTTCGAATTGCCTTTCCACCGTGGAATAGGTGTATTCACCGTGAATTTCCTTTTCCATTAGTGTGTAGCTAATTCTAAATATTCTTTTGATTTAATCCTCCTTGATTAGAATATTATTAGAGAAGGCACTTTATGTGCCTTTCCTTCCTATAACTTAAACCCACCAGACAACCAGTAACAATACGCGACTACCACCAGGAACCCTGCTCCCATTCCACCGCTTACCATTACCGCACCGTACACCTCCGGGCTATACATCCAACTTACAAATCCTTCCATCATTACCTCCTATTTTATAATACTGGCTGGCATCATCAGACCACTCCTACCACGAAGTGATGACAACCCCCAGATTCCTGAGGATTGTTTCGCCTTTCGACATGTCCTTACATGCCGTACTTTGCCACCTTAGCTGCCATTTCAGCCTTAGAAGCCTTGACGTCCTTAGGCGAGACGTACCTGGCCTTACCAGCCTCGTACTCCGTCTTACCTTTAGCGTCAGCGTAACCGTCCGCCACCAGCTCTTGTTCCTGATGAACGAGATCCGCGTACCATTGGTCCCAAGCCATAACCTTGGATGGCCACTCCTTAAGAACCATACTGTTCTCCAGTCCAAGCGCCACCACAAATGCCACAGCATCCTGAGCCGTCTTACAGTCCTTGACCACAAACACCCTATCGTGTTTAAACCGCCAATTAGCCGTACCACTTTCCCACGTGCCATCGTTAACCGCCCTACCTTCGTTTAGTAGACCAGTTAACTCCACTACATAAGTGATATCGTTAGCCCACGCTGATTCACATCTTTCCATAACAATCTCCTTTTTAGTTGTACTCTTCCTTCCGGTCCTTTCTGTCGGGACGCGGATGAAGAGAAGTGAATATTATTAGTAATTTCACTTTATGTGAAATTGATAAGGGGAAGAAGGGGGGTATTGGAATTATTTGGGGTGTATATATATATATTATTTTTTTAAGTTTCTTCTTAAGGAAGTGTCCCCTAGTAGAGATAACAATTGGTTAAATTTTAACCAGGAGGTACAATGATTCTCTACAACGATCCCTGCGATGACGTAGGGAAAAGTGTAATTGAGTGGATAAAAAG